GTTAGCCCCAATTTTTTTTGGGGGTTGTCGCTGCCTTGCACCGTGTCCCCTTGCTTTTTGGTTGCCCTTGCTATGCTCTTGTGTTCCTTTGTTTGCGCTGTTGGTATGGGGTTGGGCTTGGTTACTGGCCTGGTCTTGGTCTCTTGCATTTTGCCTTGCTTGTTGGTTGGGTGTGCTGTTGTGTTGGTTTGTGTGTAATTGTAACAAAACTTGGCTAATCGTAACAAAACATATACCTTTATCGTAACAAATGACTTAATCGTAACACTTAATCGTAACAAATCGTAACACATGAAAAACAGAACACCCTTTTGTATTTATTGCAATGAAAGAATGGAAAGCCAAACATCTAAGAAAAAGTTTTGCTCAGACAAATGCAGAGTATATTTCCACAGGAAGTACCCTAATGGGAATGTGGTTTCTCCGGTAGAATTAGCCTCAAAATTGGCAGATAATGTTAAAGTGGTAGAAATACCTGTTGAAAACCATAAAACGCCTCCAGGGGGCTTAAAAGGAATAGACTTGATTATTTGGAAGGCAGAGAATTGGAAATAATTCGTATCTTAGCGGTATGAAAGGGAAATTAAAAATGATGAAACGCGCGATTACCAATTTTGATATGGGTAAATACATATTGGTTGTTGGTAAAGATGCTACAGATATTTTTAAATTTTATGATGTAAAACAAATGCATGGGTTAAATCTAAAGGATGCTCAAGCAGAGGAGGTAGATAAAACCAAGGGAAATGGGGTGTATATTTATGGGCTTACGAATTATAATCCAGCAGATAAAAAACTTACAGCCAAAAGTCCTTATAAACCGTTTGTTTTTTTAAACATGGGTACTTTTAAAAAATATAGTGCTGATGAACAAAAAACAGCAATAATGCACGAAACGGTACACTTGGCAATGATTTTATATAAGTGGGATGCTAATAAAAAATCAGAAGAAATAACAACAATGGCAGAAGAAGAAGCTAATAAAATCATAGAAAAATTAAAAAAACTTAAACTTATAAAATGAAAAGTAAATTAAAGATGATGAAGCGAGCAGATGGTTCAATGTCTCCTCGTGGCTTATGGGACAATATTCGTGCGGCTGCTGGTTCAGGTAAAAAACCTACTTCAGAAATGTTAAAACAAGAAAAGAAAATTAAGGCACGAGAAAAAAAATAAACATGGCACTAGATATAATGAAGCAGATACCTCAAGATCTAAATCAAGATCCTAGATTAAATTACACACTTCCGACTGTTACCGTTACGAGTAAAAGACCTGGTTCATGGGCTTCTGGACAATATGAAAGTACAAATAAAAATACAGGAGAAATATTGCATGGCTGGAATCCCGGGAAAGAGGCATTTACATTAAGAAGAACAGTCACGCCACACAACACAGAAGATGATATTAGAAAAAATACTAAGATGCCATCGTCTATAAAAGATATAGATTTTATACATAATATGCATTTGAATGAAAATGATATTAATGATTTTAACATACTTGACGCTAAAATAAATACACCGTTTAATGTACCACGATTTCTTTTTGAACCTCATGTTGATAGTTACAGAAATGAATCCAAAGGTTTAATACCAAAGGGAACTGAACAGTCTAAGGATCAGTATAGAAATAATATGTTAGCTGATGTTTACAAATATTACTTATTAAAAAATAAGGGTAATAGAGATTTAGCTTGGAATGACGCTAAAGATTTTGCAAAAAGAGAAATAGATCCACTTTTAGAAGGAGCTGTATATAATCAAAGATTTAATCCAAATAAGCCAAATTATGTAGCTCCCGGGAGTCCATTATTAACTAGCATTGTAAATGATAATTATTTAAATGATATTGCAGATAGTAGATTAACTAAAGAATTTAATCCAGAACTTCTTTCAGAAATTGAAAAAAGAAATCAAATGCCGGAAGAAGAAATTAAAAATTATGCAATAGATTGGCTTACAAAATATAAAAAAATGCCTCTTGATCAAGCTGAAATGTATTATAAAAAAATGGAAGATAATGCAAAAAATCGTTATCAAGAATATTATCCTCAATTTGAAAAAGAATATGGGAAAAAACCTATTTCTAAATTAACCAAAATAATGAAAAAATAATTATGGCATCAGAAGCTTGGCAACGTAAAGAAGGAAAAAATCCTGAAGGTGGCTTAAATGCCAAAGGTAGAGCGTCATATAATTCTGAAACTGGTGGCAATTTAAAAGCACCTATTAAAGAAGGCACTAATCCTCGTAGAGTTTCTTTTGCAGCTAGGTTTGCCGGCATGATGGGAGCTATGAAAAAACCTAATGGTGAACCTACTCGTAAGGCTTTAGCATTAAAGGCTTGGGGATTTGGTAGCGTTGAAGCAGCTAAAAAATTTGCCAATACTCACAAAAAATTGTAAATTAGCACAAAATACAACAACATGGCAATAGATGTAATGCAAAGATTTAACCAAGGTGGCGATCCAGAAAAAGGCGTTAAAGTACCTGGTACTGGATTAGTTTTATATCCAGGTGGAACTCAAAAAACTCCGACAGGATTGGGCAATGCATTTTCTGAATCTGGTTTAACAGCAGATGATATATTAGCTTATGCAAAAAAATATAATTTACCTACAACATCTAATAAAGCTTTTCAGGAAGCTCAATATAACTTATTAAATAAAACTCCAGAAGGCAGAGCATCTTTGAGTGCAATGGAGAGAAAATACGGTTTACCAAAAGCCGGTAAATACGCAGATGATATACTTGGAGCTAGAACTATTGAAATGATGATGGCTACAAATAGACCTCCAGAAGAATATATACCACGCGAAAAAAAACCACCAAATTTTAAATTACCACCTCCAAAAATTACAATATTAAAAAGAAAAGGAGCAGGAGAATTTTTTACAGCAGCTCGTGATCAACCAAATGCTATTTTTAATCCAAAAGGAGCAAAGTTTGAAACTTATGGAGATTTACAAAACGCTGTTGAGCAAGCTAGATTAAGGGGGATATATACTCAAGGGCCGGTGTTAAAATATAAATCTACTAATGGAGAATTTGATAAAGATGAAAAAGGAAATATGATTCCTAAATCTGGAGTTCAAAATTTAGATTATGATTTTGATGTATTTTCGGCATATGATTTACCACATGAAGAATCTGATTTTGAAGGAACAGGATGGAGTGATTATTTAGGAGACAGGACAAAAACACAATTAGGTGTTATGGATAAGCAAACAGGTAAATTTGTTCCTTATTCATTCAACAAAGGTCGCATGCCAGAGGTGGTATCATATCTAAAAAAGATGATAAATTTATATCCTGAAAAATTTGATCTTAGTAAATCTGCATCAAATTATGGAAGAACTCTTTCAAATGAAAAAAATATGTTTCATCCAGATAATGCTTCTTCTTTAAGAATAGGTAACAAAGATTAATATTATAACATGGCTTTAAGTAGTATGAAAAATACAGACCCAGTTAAAAAATTAAATCCTCAAATACAGGAGAAAATTGATTATATAGCTAGTCCTTTATATAAAAAAAGATTAATTGAATTAGGCGAACCAAAAAATACAGTTGATAAATTAATTGCAGGTAGAATAGATCAATTAAAAAACACTAAAATAGAATATAATGCAGATTTACCTGATAGTGCACTTGCAATCACTGAGCCAACTAGTACATATCCAATAATAAAAATGAGAACGCCTAGTAATCCTAAGTATTTAAGTGGAAGCGCATTGGCTCATGAAATAGGGCATGTAACTTCTAGCATATATGATGAACCTGGCCAAATGGGGGAAAAAAATTATAAACCAATTTTTAATGAAGACGGACTTGATGTTTATAAATCAAAAAAATTACTTAATAGCCTTATAAGTAGTGGTAAACCAACTTCTATATCACATAAAGAAAAATTATTCTTTGATTTACAAAATAAGTCTGCTAATTTTGTTGCTCTTCCAGGAAGTCGTATTAATAGAGTAACTGGCGGAACTTCATTAAATGATTATTTTTATAATAAACGTGGTTCTTCAAATCAATCAAAAGATATATTTCCATTTGGAACAAATGTTGATTTAAGTGAGAAAAAGAAACCATCTATTTATGCAAACTTTAAAGATCCTAATAATCCTATTAATAATAGAAGTGCTCCATCTTTGGATGTAATAAACAAACCAGAGTATAATGAAGCTTTTCTCTCAGAACCTCGTAATATAAATTTATACAATCAAGGGATTCCGCAGTCTTTAATGAACTACACTGGCAATCCATTTGCCAGAGGATTTACATCACACAATTATAGTGTTTTTGAAAATAAAGCAGATTTAGATGCTGTTAGGTATTTATTGAAAAAATATAACTACACTAAAAGCTATGGAGATAACATTACTCCAGAACTATGGCAAAAAGCTTTAAAAGATAAAAGAATTAATAGTGATAATCAGCTAATAAGAATGAAAGAAAATTTTGACGATGAAGCTATTATTAATTTAAATAATAGAGTTGCTTATAATGATTCACCATTAAATGTAATGAGAAAAAATAATAACGTATAATTAATAAATTATGAGATAATAAAGTATTTTTTAAATCATTCATTAAACGAAGTTCCGAATCCCATTCTACTTTAAATTCTTTACGCATATTACTTACCTGTTTGCTTATAAATATCAATTGCACCTAGTATTGATATTATTCCAAAAATTATTATTATTATTATACCCGTCATGTTGTTAATTATTATTATTAATCCCATTATTTAATTTTAGGCTGATCTTCTAATATTTTTTTACCAGCCTCTGATAATGGCCTTGAAAATAATCTAAGTTTTTTACCTGTATTTGGGCACACAAAAGTAATGCCGGCATCTTGGTATGCTTTTAGTACTATTTCCAATCCACCTTCACCATCAGGGCTTGCACCTACTACATGTGGTTCATCATAATCAAATTGCATACAGAAATCACATCCTTCTGTATAAACTTGTATTTCTTTTGGTATTTCTGTTTTTTTCTTTGCCATTTTTTATTGTTTTATTTCGTTTATGTCAACTATTTTAACTTCTTCTCCGTTTATTAATGCATCTAATGTAGATTCAATTAAATCTCTTTGATCTGGAGTTAATAATGCTACCTTTTCTACAATCGCAGGGACTGCAAATACATCACTAGCTATTTCGTTTTTAATACCAGTCCTAACCTCTTCAGTAAGAAATGGATTTGATACTAAATCGCTAAATATCCAACCTATTTTATCACTATATTTTTTAAATAACCTTGAGCCTTGTGAGTTAGGGTATTGCCTACAAAAATCTTCAAATTGCTCTTGGGCCATTTTTAAATTTTGAATAGCATTTATGATGTTGGCACCATTATTAACTTCAGGATTCATATTACTTATTAAAGTTTAAATGTGTTTCTTCTATTTCTTTTAAAAATTCTCTTGCTTTTTCTACTTTTTGTTGGATGCGTAATATATCATCTTCATTTCTACTAACGTGAAACATAAGTATTCTTTCGTTTATTGAAATATCATCAAATGACATGTTAAATTCAATCTTCATTGCTTCTTTTACATATTCTGGGTTTTCTTCTGTAGCTACATCCATTTTTTTAAGCAAATAATACTTCTCTTGCTCAATAATATTCTCTGGTGTATTTACTAAACAGTATGCAATAACGGCACTTTTTGTTCCTGTTAACCACATGTAAGACTGCATTTGCCAATAATATAAACTATCTAACTTATCTGGTATATTGCCAATAAATGTCCATAAATCATAGCTAGATTTAATGTCAATTATCCTTTCGTTATCAATAATATCTGGTGAGCCAGAAATAAAATCATTAGTAAACCTTTGTTCATTTTTATTAAATGGCATCTTTAGGTACATAGAAAGCAAATCAATTGATTCTTGCTCTACCTCTACACCTTTTTTCATTTGCTTGGTTTGTATATCTTTTTTACGGCCATATTTTTCAGCTATATAGACCTCCAATAAATGTTTTTGAGCTGTTTTAGATAACAATCCGGCTTCTTTATCAGCCTTTGTTACGGGTTCAGTCATTAAATACCCTACAGAGCTTGCTCTGATGTGTGTGTCATTCCATTGCATAGTTAAAGTGTTTTAAGTTTATTATTATAGTGTTCTAGTAACTCCGGATTGCTTTTACTCATCAATTCCCAGGCTTTTAATTCATTTTTTGTCTTACATGAATTAATAAAGTCTTTAGTTTTTTCAACTAATGATTTTTTTGATTGAGTAGGTATTACTTCTTCAGAAATTTGTTCATCATAAAAATACCCTAGTTCTTTTAATCTAATAACGCTTTGCTTATGATATTCTTCTACTAATTCCCTGGCAGCGTCTAACGCTTTGCCGGCTGAATCTCCTTCATTAAGAGCAAATTCAACGCCAATTTTTTCAGAAGAATAATTGCCTAAATTAAATGTTCTAGTGTAGTTAACGGTTTGGATGTGCATATGTGTTGGTTTTATTTTACTCTGGATACGGTGGTAATACCATCTACGTATTTAATCTTAAACAGCTTGTCTTTGTGGGCTTCTTTCTTTTTTAAATTTGAAACCATTACCATTACTGAGGTATATGGGTTTTCAAAACGTAAATGTTCTCCTAATGCTAATTCAGCTACTTTGCTTGAAACTGATTCTGGATCTATTTTTCTTGCCATTTTATATATTTTTTGTAAAATTAATTTAATTAATTTAATTAAAAAAATAAATTTAATTAAATTTTGTATATTTGTGCTGCATATAGCAAGTGTTAACGGTTTAATCTCGCCCTTCGTTTCTACGAGGGGCTTTTTATTCACCTTATTTACCCTTTCACGTTTCCGTAAACAGCTTAAAAATGTGAACACTATCAAAACTTGCAGAGTTTACATTTTTTGCTAATAGCGTAGTATTACTACCCAATTAGTAAAGTCTTAGCTTTACTTTGTGTAAAGTTTGGTCAAGCTTTACCTTTACTTTGTTACATATTTATATATAAAAGTAACATTTGCGCCTATATATTTTACTTTGCGCCCATAAATTATCTTATAAGTCACAAATCTGCCTAAAATTGTGACATTTATGACAAGTTTTTATAATTTTAATGCATCAAAAGTTTATAATTTTGACACATGTTTGAATTTATCAATCAAAAAACCCATATTTTGACTTATTTATTGATTGATAAAAAACCTCCCAGTATAGAAATACAGGAGGGATATTTACTATAAAAAACCGTCAACCAATATTTATAAACTTCTTTTTTACTAAATTAAGCTTTGCTCTATATTCTAAAATTAAGGCTTTTAATTCTTCTCTAGTTGGCCTTACCGGTTGCCTAGCAGTTTCTCTTAAATATTCCACCAATGCACCATTTTCATCATGTAACTTATTCTCAAATTCTTCTATGTTGCCGGTTTTAAAGTAATTACATTCCATACATTGTGGCTTACAATTAGATTCCATCCACCTGGTTCCTAAGTTAGATCTACCCATAAAATGGCCACACTGTATTTCTGCAATTGTATGTTTGCCTCCACATGTATAACATTCAACTACACCGCTTTTATCGGCATGTTTATTTCTAATGTATTGGCTGAATACATGATCTAAGTCTTGAACTAAATTGTTAAAACTTTCAGAATCATCTTCAAATTCATCCATTCGTTTTTGCGTAGAAGCTATGGTAGCGCATTGTTTACACATTTTTTTTGAAAAATGATAATCAATGTTACCACAATTTATACAACGCTTTTTCTTAACTATTATTGTGCTATTTCTCATAATCTATTATTCTAAAATTTAAAGGTATATTATCTTCATCCATAAACTTATTACATTGTTCAATATTTATTTTGTAATATTCTTTTATATCCATATCGGATTTTAAAAACATTTTATATACATCACAAATATCTGGTCTATTATCATAAACACTACACTTATTATCAATAAGCATTTCGCAAGATCCATCTTCTTTTGAATTGTACGGAAATTCTTCTTCTGTTAAAAATTGTTTTACCATACCAACTCTTTTACAACAACATCCACATCCACTACAAGGAAATTTTAATTCGTTCATAATTTTTCAAGTGCGTTTTTTACATTACACCAATAAAACAAATCTTCTGGGTTATTACTTTTTAATTCAATTTCTTTTTGGACATATGATATAGCACTACTTTTGGCTTTAATAATTCTATTTTCAAAATCAGTTACTTTATCTTTTAAAAAAAAATTTAAATACAACTTAATTGCTTTAGCTTGATAGCCTTCCATTATTCTTTTAGTTTATGCAATACTCCATTTATAAATCTATATTTACCAATATACTTTCCTTTCTTCCATACTTCAATTATCATATCTAACCTTCTAGCAATATCGTATATTAATTCTCTATTTTCCATTAATACCATTTTAATTTTTCAGGTGATAACTTTTCTTTTAATAAATCATTTAAGGTTAATTTATCAATATACGCTACTTTATTATTTTTTTTAGACTCTATTAGATACTTATCTTTTGTAACTTTTTCTATTTTGTAATAAACAAAATTTATATTTATTACCTTGGTTTGTCCAGTTTCCATAACAATTATTTCAACAAAGATAATTAATTTAATTAAATCACAAAATTATTTTAAAAAAAAGTTAAAAATATTTGGGAATATAAAAAATAAGACTATTTTTGTCATCCAATAATCAAAACAAATTTATGGAAATCAAAACAGAATTAAAGCTTCATGAGAAAATAAAAGAAGCTTTAGATGGCCGTACACAAAGGTGGCTATCATTAAACGCAAAGATACCAGAATCGGAATTATCTCGCAAGATGCAGGGTAAATTATTATTTACAGATGCAGAAATAGCTCGTATTAACGAAGCTTTGAAAACCGATTTAATTAACGATTAATTATAACACAATGGCTCGCCCTAAAAAGAATTATTGCGATTACTTCCCTCATGATAGGGATATGAGAAACCATAGAAAGGTTAAAGCCATTCGTACAAAGTTTGGGCCTATAGGTTATGCTATTTGGTCAATGACTTTAGAATATTTAACCGGTATTGATGGTAATGTATTTGAATATTCAGATGTAGAATTTGAATTAATGGCTGGTGACTTTGGAGTTTCTGCTACAGAAATACGGGATGTGGTGGATTACTGCATCAAACTGGATATGTTATTTAATAATAACGACTTTATTAACTCAGAATCACTTGATGAAAGATTAAAACCAGTATATGAAAAAAGAGGAACAAATAAAGATAAAAGTAAGAAACAACTCCGCGTAAACGGTAAATTTGCTTCTGTTAATACGGTAACTGACGGAGTTTCTGCTCCAGAAATGCCGCAAAGTAAAGTAAAAGAAAGTAAAGTAAAAGAAATTAAACTAAAGTTTAAGGATAATATTTCTTTAACTGAAAATGAGAACCAAAAGCTTGTTTCTGAATTTGGTAAAGACACGATTGATAAAGCTTATGAATTTTTATCATCATATAAGATTGAAAAGTCTTATACTACAAAATCGGATTACCTAACAATACGTAGATGGGTGCTAGAGGCTGTAAATAAGCCAAATAAGACACTTTCTCAGCAAAATAGTAATAACCCTTATCAACAACAATTAGAGGCCGCTAGAAGGGCTTATAAACCAATTTCTGAATAATGATAACAATTTTTAAAAACATTTTTAGCAAAGAGCCTCATTTTATAACTGTAGAAAAGGCTCTTGAAAGGATTAAATTAGGTGCAAGTAAGCAACTAGTTTTGGATATTAGATTGGCTTTGGACAAGGAAAAAGCAAATAAGCTTAAACTTAACCTACCATCAATTTGCTTTAGTGGTAAATTTCGCCAAGACAGGAAAGATGAACAACTTATTCAACATAGTGGGTTTATTGTTCTTGATTTTGATGATATTTCTGATTTAAGGGATAAGCAAACCGAAATCATTTCTAATAGTTTTATCTATTCTTGTTGGGTAAGTCCTTCCGGTAATGGATTAAAAGCTTTGGTTAAAGTTGCTGATGGTAAAAAACATAGAGAACATTTTCAATCTTTACAGGATATTTTTCCTGAAATTGATAGAAGTGGGATAAATGTAAGCAGGGTTTGTTACGAAAGTTTTGATCCAGATATTTACATAAACGAAAATGCTGAAGTATTTACAAAGGCAAAGAAGGTTGAAAAAGTAGTAGTATCTGAAACGGAAAATTTAGATGATAATGAAAATTTTCGTAGAATTTTAAAATGGTTAACTAACAAAAATGATGCTTTTGTAACTGGAGAAAGAAATACATATATTTTTAAATTAGCATCTGCTTGTTGTAGATTTGGTATTGGAGAAGAATCAGCATTAGGTTTAATATCTACAGAATACACTGTTAGCAATGATTTTACAATGTCTGAAATGAGGAGTGCTGTTAAGAGTGGATATAGGGCAAATAAAAACAATTTTGGTACTGCGTCAATACAAAAAGAGAAACTTGTAAGTAAAACTACTAATTACGAAATTGATGTTAAAAAAGAATTTACAGAAGAATTTGGAGAGAGTTACAGAGTTGAAGATGTGGTATATGGAATTGATGTAAAAGATAGAGCATTGTATATCAATCAGAAGGGATTTGATAAAGTTTTAGGATTTGGAATACAGCAATTAGATTATCTTTTTAAACCAAAAAGAGGTGAAATTACATTACTTACCGGTATTGGTAACTACGGTAAAACAGCATGGCAGAAAGCTCAATTACTTATGAGAATGGTTATGTTTGGAGAGAAGGTTGCTACATTTTCACCAGAGGATGTACCAGCTGAAGAATATTTCCACGATTATGTTGAAATGCTTTTAGGTTGTGAGTGTACGCCATATAATCCTAATAGACCTTCCGATGATATTTATGAAGCAGCATATGATTTTGTATCTAAGCATATTTTTTACATTAGTGCTGAAATGTTATCACCAACACCGCAATATATCAAAGAAAAATTTTTAGAATTAATAGTTCAAGAAAAAGTTGATTTTTGTTGTATAGATCCATTTAACCAGATGACAAATGATTATAAGGGTTATGGTGGTAGAACAGATAAATACCTTGAAACATTATTAGCAGACTTTTCAAGATTTGCTAGAAAAAATGATGTTTATTTTTGGATTATTGCACATCCTAAATTAATGGAAAGAGATAGATCCGGTAATTATAAATGTCCTGATGTATTTGATGTTAACGATGGTGCCATGTGGTCAAATAAAATGGACAATATATTAGTTTATCATAGACCATTTGCACAAACAGATCCAAGTAATCCTTTAGCAGAATTTCATTCAAAGAAAATTAAGAAAAAGAGTGTTGGTAGAAAAGGATTTATGATGCTTGATTATGTATGGGATAGAAGAAGATTTTTTGTAGAAGGTAGAGATATTTTACAAGAATTATTAAACACTAAAAAAATGGATTTTTGGAAAAGACAAGAAGCAAATCAATCATGGCTTCCATACAAAGATGAAAATGGAGAAGAAGTAATATTTTAATAATAATAAAAACAAAAAACAATGATTAGAATTAGCGTAATCGGAAGATTAGGACAAGATGCAATAGTAAACACAGTGAATGGTAAAACAGTGATTAATTTCTCAATGGCTTACAGTGAAAAATTTAAAAATCAACAAGGCGAAGATGTAGATAAAACTACATGGGTGTCTTGCGCTTATTGGACGGACAAATTAAATGTATCAAACTATCTTAAAAAAGGGACTTTGATTTACATGGAAGGAAAGCCAGAAGCTAAAACTTATTTAAACGATAAAACTAAGGAAACCGTTGCTCAATTACATTCAAGAGTAACAAGTATTCAGTTATTATCAAGTTCAAAAGATGAAAACTTATTATAATGTATATTCACGAATTAACAACTATTATTGACGTTGAAACACCATTAGGATATGGAAAAGCAATTGCCTGGATTGACTACGGAAGCCAAACCAACACTGTTTGGAAAGTCATATTATACGACAGTGGTATGGTCAGAAACTTTTACGATGATGACATACTCGTACACCCAAATTACATGGATGGTGGACAATTAAATTTAGATTATTTTAAAAACAAAAAATAATGCTATGCAACAAGAATTAGTATTTGACGGATCTGATTACATACATGAGCGAGATGGTAAAAGGTTAGCCAAAAACCACTTGAAATTAAAAGACTTAATGAGTGATAGGGTGTATAGAACTTTGAGTGAAATATCCCATATAACCAATATTCCAGAAGCTTCTGTTTCAGCCGGATTAAGAGATTTTAGGAAAGAAAGGTTCGGAAGTCATATTTTGAATAAAAAATATTTAGAAAATGGCTTATATTCGTACCAATTAATCCTAAATAACGAATAAAATGGCTAAAGTAAAATCAGACTCCAGAAAAATTACTTTTGGTAAAAGAAAGACTGGTAGTGCAAAAAAAACTTATAACAAGCACTCTCCAAAACCCAAAGATTATAGAGGTCAGGGGAGGTAAAATTAAATTATGAATAACAAAGCCGCAAAAAAATTAAGAAGATTATCTGTAGCATTAGCCGCAGGTGCCGGTAAAACTATTGATGATGCTGAAAGAATTTACAAAAACCTTAAATCGGTTTATAAAGAAAATAAAAAAGCCCCTAAAAACTAGGGGCTAATTTACTAAGCATTTGCTGCTGTAATAACCTGGTTAACTGTAGAAGTTACAAGATAACCTGTACTTCTTTGGTTTAAACCAGTTGGTGGAACCACAATCAGAGAGTTAGCTTGCACTCCGTTTACTACTACTGTAGAAGGAGATACTACAATACCTTGACTTGGTAAAGCAAATACTGTACCATTTGTTGGTTGTGCATATTGGTTTATTTGTAAAACCGTTGCTGCGAAAATGTTTGCCATTTTGTTTTTGTTTTAATTGTTATATAATATTTGTTTGGCAATACAAATATAATATATTTTGTTTAGTATATAAAATTGCTGTAATTTTAATTAAATTAATAAATTATGGAATTAAAAACTCCTACAAATCGGGTTATTATTAAAGTTGATTTAGAGAGTAAAAATAGCCATACATTCAAGGATGGTACAAAGATTAAGCTAGAAAGAGTATATGACAATTTTAATATGCGTTATGTTAAGCCTGTTAATGCAGAAGTAGTAAACGCTAAAGAGATACCTGTTGGTTCTGAAATTTTAATACATCATAATGCTACTCATGATACTTATAAAATTTTTAATTACCAAAGACCAACAGCGGAGGCATCTTCTAATATGCAATATTTTTCAATACCAATTGAAGAGTGTTTTATGTGGAGAGATAAAAAAGGTTCCACATGGAACGCTTTAAATAATTTTATTACTGGATTAAGACTATTTGAGCCATATATTGGTTTTTTAGAAGGTATTGAGCCAACATTGGTTAAAAATAAGATTTATGTTACAAGTGGAGAATTAGAAGGAAATGTAGTTGGGACGGTTATATCTAGCGATTACGAGATTATTTATCAAGATGATGATGGCACTGAGGGTAAAATTATAAGATTAAGATATTATCCAGAAGGTAATGATAGAAATGAAGTAATTTCAATAGAGCATGAAATGACTAATAAAGTTAAGAATGGTGAATTATTGGTTGGTTATAATACTTCAGATGCTAAAAAATTAATTTAATGTCAACAGAATTAGAGGCTAAAATAAAAGATTTAGAAAAGCAAATATCTTATTTGCAAGGTAAAAATGCCTATTATGAAGAGGATGGGATAGGTAAATTGTATCATGCACTTAACAGGAAGGCTAACGAAATGGCAGAGTTATTAAATAAAACCAGTCTTACTGCCATTGATATTGATGATCCAAAGATTAAAACATTTGAAAGATTGCAAAAAATTTGGGTAGATGCAGGTACAATTTCATCATCAATTAAGGCTTTAGAAGTCCTTGCCGGCATAAATCAAGATGTAAAAGAAGATAAGAAAGAACAGGCTTCAGTTGCTAGAAAACCATTTTCTCCTGAAAACATGGCCGATGCTGTGGGAGAACTGGCTGGTAAAAGATATTAATTATGTACGATAAAATTGAAAATGGTACAGTTATAGATGTCCAGGGATTACAATGTAATTTGCCTCCTGAAGGGTATGTGTTTAATATAATTACAAAGAAAGTAGAATTTAGGGGAGTGCACAAGCGGTCTGAAATTGAATCAGAGCAATATTGGAAACGAATAATGTTACCAGATTGGTACCAAGATTTAATGAAAAAGTGGGATGAATTTGATAAAAAGAAAAAAGAAGATGAAACTGAATTTTATGATGAAAAACTAGAAGATTTTAAAAGGCAGGAGTGGGATAGACGGCTAAACGGTTTTTGGTATATGAACAACGGTAAGCCTATTTATTTAACTGGTTTGCATTATCTATATTTACAATGGTGGTCAATAGATATTGGTTATCCTAAGTTTCGTGTCCCAGATTTGGAAAAGTTTTATTTTATGCAGTATTGTATAGAAGATACAATGTGTATGGGAATGCTTGAAGTTACAAAAAGACGTTTTGGTAAATCATTTGTAGCTGGGTTATTTGTTACAGAATATACTACTCGTACTAAAATGACGAATGGTGGTATTCAGTCTAAGACCGGTTCTGATGCTAAAAAATTCTTTGCAAAAACAGTAGTAAATCCATTTAGAAGGCTTCCTAAATTTTTTAGACCAGAATATGATATGTCTTTGGGTGTTAATCCAAAGTCTGAAATGAGATTTCAAAAAACAAACGTAAGAGGTAAAAAAGCGGAAGAAAGTATTGATAAAGATGAATTGGGTTCGGTTATTGATTTTCAATCAGCTGATACGGTAGCTTATGACGGACAAAAATTACATAGATATGTAGCAGACGAGTGTGGTAAAACAACCGAAGTTAATGTTTACGATAGACATGAGGTTGTGCGTTACTGCTTGCTAGATGATGAGGGGCAAATTATTGGCAAAGCTCTTTATACTACAACAGTAGAAAAACTTACAACCGAAAAAGATGGTGTTCAGGATGCATTTAAATTATTATGGGAAGAAAGTAATCAGGATAAAAGACAACAAAACGGTACAACATCAAGTGGGCTTTATAGGTTCTTTATGTCTGCAAAGCGTACAAGAAACTTTGATGATTTTGGTTATCCGGATGAAGATAAAACATTAGACCAGATTCTAGCCGATAGGGAGACGGTTAAAAATAATCAAAGAGCATTATCAGCCCGTATTAGAAAAGAGCCATTAACAATTGATGAAGCATTTAGTACAGATTCTGATAAGTGTATATTCAACGTAATAAACATCGGCGCAAGAGAGCAGTATTTGAAAGAGACTCCTATATTGAAACGTCACATAATGTTTTATAGAGATATAGACCAAACGGTTAGGTGGAGAAATATTACAGATAAAGAAGAAGATTTTCATTGGGTTATTACTCAATTTCCTAAGCCTGGAGAAGAAAACAAGCATACATTTGATGTTAAAACAAGAAAGCCGGGAAGAGTTGCTGATGGAGCTATAGCGATTGACGGATATAGTAATAGTCAGGGTGGTAAATATGGGTCTAAAGCTTCTGCTTGGATTGGCAGGAGGTATGATTTGTTAAATCCAGAGCATACCGGAAAGGCTATTGGTCATCTTTATGGAAGGCCTCAAATAAAGGAAATTTTACACGAACAAGTTCTTTTGGCTGCTGAATTTTATGGGTATCAAGCATGGTACGAGCATAATAGTGATGATTATTTATCATATTTCAGAGACAGAGGTAGAGTTGGATATTTAGGCTTATATCCATTGTCCACCATTGATCCCGCTAAAAGAGAGACAGCTGATAGGCATAAGGGCTTCCCTACAACTCCATTTAGTTTAACAAAGCAAACAGATGTTGGAATTATGTATTTTGAATCTCATATAGATTCAATAGATTTTGAAAATTTACTTGAAGATGCTAAAAAGTTTGATCCTAATAACAGAACTGATTATGACATAACGGTGTCTTTTTTAATGTTAATTGTTTGCTTAATGGAGCCAGTTCAAAAACAAGTTAAGCGAGAACCATTGGTAAAGAGTTATGTTCCGGTCTTTAATTAATTAAAATTTTACTAAATTCTTAATATTTAGTATATTTGACGTAAATATATTCAAATTGGCAGATAGTCCTTTATCCATATCGGCAGCAAATAGTAATGGTGAAGCTTTAAAAAAGTTCCAAATTACTACAGACGTATCTTCTAAAAAAGATTATACCTACGGCAAAAATGTTGCTCAAAGCATTTATTCTACAATCTATGGTAATCAAACTTATTTTTGGTTAAGAAATAATAGATTTAGAAAAAATAGACAAATAGCAAACGGGAAGATTGACATGAGTGTCTTTATGGATCGTTTAGAAATGAATAGCAAAGCTAACTTTGTAAATATTAATTGGAAATCAATTATTATTGGTAACACAATTGTTGCAAGATTAGTTGGCTCATGGATGAGTAGAAGGGAAAAAATAAATGTAACTGCTACAGATAGCGCTTCTGCAATGGCTAAGAAACAAGCTGCTAGTGAGGCTGAGTTTGTTTATAATAACAAAGAAGTATTAGCTCAATTGCAAGAAGAATCCGGAATACCTTTGGTATCTCCAGATCAATTTGTTGCGGAAGATAAAGATGAACTAGATCAATGGATAATGGAATTTAACCATTTACCAGAAGAAATTTTATATAGCATTGGTTGCAATAATGTTTTAGAAGCAAACGGATGGAATGATGTTTTAAAACAAAGATTATTACACGATTCAGCAGAAGTTGGATTAGTGTGTACTTATACATGGATGGATGAAGAAGGTGAAGTTCATGTTCAATGGATTCGCCCAGAAAATGCAATTTATTCTTATTCTGATTTTCCTGATTTTAGAGATACTACTTATAGAGGTCATATCTTATCAATGAAAATTAGTGAGATAAGAGCGAGGTATAGCAAACAAGCCGGAGGTTCATTAACTGAAGAGGATATATTTGCTTTGGCTCAATCTTCAAAAGAGTATCAGCTAACAGATAAGATTAAGTGGATGCAAGATTGGAATGTCGCTTGGTTAAGACCTTATGATGAATGGAATATTGACTTAATGCAATTTGAAATTAAGACATTAGATTCTGATGGATATACTGTTACCAAAACAAAGAAAAATGGTAGCACTATTATCAAAAAAGGTAAACCTGAAAAATTAGACGATAATCAGCAATATTTAGAAGAGAAAAAATGGAATATATACGAAGGTGTGTATTGTCCGGTTACTCAAAAAATGATTAAGTGGGGTATTAAGAAAAATATGATTCGCCCACAAGATCCAAAGGAAATAGGCAATTCTGAATTTTCTTATAGCTTTTATATGTATGATCCTTATGACATGCGTAATGTAGCTGTACCTGAAAAAATTGAAGAGCCTATTGAACAAATGATTTTAGCTAGATTAAAAATACAACAATTAGTAGCCAAGATGGTACCAGCGGGTGCGGCTATAGATGTTGATGCAATGCAGGAGTTGGATTTAGGTTTGGGTGATTCGGTTAAACCATTAGATGTTCAAAGAATATGGGAGCAAACAGGTAAACTTTATTATCGTGGTAGAGATGCTGAGGGAAATAGAATACCTGTTCCAATTACAGAATTAGCTAATAGTGGTTTTGCACCTCAATTACAAGCTTTAATTCAGTTATATCAATTCCATTATCAGGTATTGAAAGATGAATTAGGAGAAGATCCTAACTTAATGAATCAAGCTGCTCAACCAAGAGTTGCTGCTTCAAATATAGAAGCTTCAAGGGTTTTAGCAAATAACGCTACTGAATATATGTATGATGCATATATTTATGTAATGGAAGAGACATCTAAAAAAATCGCTTGTTTATTAAATAAAAGTGTGACTTTTGGCGCAAAGAAATATAGAGATTTACTTAAAGAAGAAGATGTAAAGAATAGAAACTTTGTTGCTACAATAAGAATGTTGCCAACTGAAATGGAAATGGCAAATTTGCAAGCAATGATGAATAATGCAATAGCATCTAACCCTCAGTTGGTAATTTATTTAGATCCATTTAAGGCAATGAGAATTGCTAAAGAGAATGTTGCATTGGCTGAATTATATTTTAGACAAGCTCAAAAAAGGTATATTAAAACAGAGCAAGAAAAGGCGCAAACTAATAGCGAGCAAAATGCACAAATACAACAATCTAGTATGCAGGCGAAAGCTCAAGGTGACGCTGCGTTATTAGATAAGCAAACTCAGGCTAAGCAAAGAGAAATTATCATACAAGGTATGTTTGATCTAGCTAAAGCTAATATCCCGATGCCAGTTGAATTAAAGCCATTGATAGCTGAAATGTTACAAAATGTTGAAATGCCATTAATGATGGATAATGAACAAATGGAGCAAGCGATACAGCAACAGCAAATGGAGCAAATGCAACAACAGGAGGCTGAAATGCAACAGCAAGGTATGGGACAAGAACAAAACCAAGAAGGCGAAGAAATGTCACCAGAAGAACAGCAGATGATGGCACAACAAATGGAAATGCAACAACAATAAATAAAAATTAAAATAAAAAAAAATGGCAACGGTAAGTAAACTTTTAATAAGACTACAAAAATTTAGTTCAAAAATTAGTACAGTTATAGATGTTACTGCATCTTTTAATACTAATAACAATTTCTATCAAGATTTATCTGGATGGGATTCGGCAGTAGTTCAATTTGTAGGTACATCTGGAACAATTAGTTTCAGCACTACGAATGATGATGGTTCTATAACAGGGCAATTATTGCCTGCACCAGAAGTGCCTATTAATGGGGTAACAGTATTAGGGGTAAATTTATCTACTAAAACTGATGTTTCATCTATTGCAGCTGCTGGAATTGTGGAATTTGGTATCATTGGTAAATATTTATTGTTACAAGGTAACTAAACAAATATAACAACAGCATCTTAATAAATTTTAAAAAAATAAAAAATGGCAAATTTAATAGCATATGTATTATCTAAAAATACATATCCAACAGCAACCGAAGCGGGTAATGTTGCAACAGCGCAAGGAACACAAGTTGTTTACGCTACAACATCAACCCTAACTACTTCTAATGAATTATATACAAACAGTAAATCAAAGCAGCCAATTTATGGAGATGGTACAAATTGGTATGGAATACATTTATTAACTAATGAAGCAGTTGATTATGTAATCACTATTGACAATGATGGAGTAATAGTTATAGACTAATAAAATAGAAACCAAATCAGCATTTATGCCAGAGAATACAGACATGTCAGCACCAATTACGCTGGCAGAAGGTTACAATCCGTTTTCGGATGAAAATGTACCACAAGTACAACCATCAGTAGAAGTAGCCCCTACTGCACCAAATGAGCCGCAAGATGGTACACAATCGGCTCAAAATGAACAAGTGTCACCTCAAAGTGAACAAACATCTAATTCATCATTTGATCAAAATCAATTTGTAAAAGAAAGATTTGGATTTGAAAGTGTAGAAGATGCTGAAAATCAATTTAAAAAATATAAAGAACAACCTTCTTTTGAATTTAAGGACGATGTAAGTAAAACATTGTTTGATGCTATTAGAGAAGGTAAGGCAGATGATGTTTATCAAGTTTTAAATCAGCAAAAAAGATTAGAAAAATTAACTACTGCTGAATTAAACACAGAATTGGCTATTGAAATCGTGAAAGAAAACCTTAAGCAAAAGCATAGGGAATTAAATGACGAAGAGGTAGATATATTATTTTATGATAAATTTTATGTACCTTTAAAGCCAGAACAAAGTTTTGATGAAACTGATGAAGATTATTCCAATAAAGTAAAATCATGGGAATCTCAAGTTGACTATACTGAAAAGAAGTTACTTATTGAGGCTAAAATGACAAGATCTGAATTGGAAAAATTAAAAAGTGAAATTCAATTACCAGATATTTATAACGAGGCCGGCAGATACGCAGAATCTCAAGAAGAATTTGAGTTAATGCAGCAAGCTAGGTCAAGTTATGAACAAACACTGAACTCTGATTTTCAATCCTTCAATGGATTTAATGTTTCGGTAAAAGACGAGGATGTTGAAATACCGATTACATTTAATGTCGCTGAAGAAGAAAGATTGGCAATGAAGAATCAGTTAGAGGATTTTGACACCGATACTTATTTTGAGGGCAGATGGTTTAACAATGACGGAAGGCCAAATGTTCAACAAATAATGGCAGATAAATATCTGTTAGAAAATCGTGATAAAATTTTCTCTAAAATAGCAAATGAAGCAGCATCTCAAAGATTGTTGGCTCACTTGAAAAAGAACGGGAATATAAACATCAACCAAACACCAACTCCTCAAGGAGCGAAACCAGACCTAAGCGGTATTGAAGCTGAAAGGCTAAGAATGGCTGAATGGGCTTTTAGTTCGTAACTTGATATTGCCTTTGGGGGAGGCGTTAAAAACAAAAAACAAATATCATGGCAGGAATACCTACCTCAAATATTTTGCAGCCAGGTTCAATCTCGTTGCAAACCCAGAATAGGCAACTTATGGTTGACCTACAATTATTAACACCACAGTATTACAAGCAATACACTCAAAAGTATGGCAATGAAGATTTCACTTTTTGGCTAGCTGCTCATAGCGGTATGGAAGAAGTTAAAAACTTAAACTACTTTTGGTTTGAAAACCGCGGTAAATTAATGCCGGCTGTTACAAACGATAGTACAGTTGCTGCTGCTACTGGTGCTACTGTTACATTAACTTTAGGAGCAGAAGCATACTACAACAGTGGTACTCAAACTCCTTTAAGAGTTAATGAAACTTTGCGTGTTGCATCTTCAAACATTGAGGGTGTTATTGTGTCTATTGACGATACAACTCCTTACGCTTTTACTTTTGAGGTTGCACCTAAGCAAACTTCTCAAGGTTTCCAATCAGCTGGATCTGGTTCATTATTAGCTGGTGAAGTTCTATTATTCGGTGGTGATGCAGATGCTGGTGAAGCTTCTCAAGCAATCAATCCTTTAATCCAATTAGACGAAAGATATGATAACTATGTAACAGAAATTCGTGATGGTTGGTCTAACACTGACTTAGCGCAAATGGCTGAAACATACTATGAGTTCCCTGTATCTCCAGATATGGCACAAAATGGCGTAACTGCGTTTACTTATAAAGGTATGTATAAGACTCTTGTTCGTTTTAAAAATAACGTAGAAGCAAAATTAATGCGCGGTAATTTACAAAATAACACTGCAATTGATTCTAACTCTCAAGGTTCTGTAGGTATTATCCCTAAAGTAGTTGCTGACGGTGAAACAATTGGTTACACTCCAGGTACATTAGACATCGCTAAATTACATGAAATCACTCGTATCATGGACGTTAATGGTTGTGCTAAACAATCTGCATGGTTAACTGACATCTTCCAAAGACAAGATTTCTCTGATGGTATTTTTTCTGCTTACCCAGCTGGTGCCTTCGTTTATGGACAAGGAGAGAAGTCAAAAGAGGCTTCTGTTTCTTATGGTTTCCAAGAAATCTTTATTGATGGATATTTATTATCTGTTAAGAAGTATTCTCAATTTAACACTGAGGTTACAACTGGTTTAACTCCAAATGTTGATTACTTCCGTAATTTCGGTTTAATCTATCCAATGGGTGAAACTAAGGATGCTAAAACCGCTCAAGTTTACAAGAATATCACTATTATGTATCAACAACCTCCTATAGGTGGTACTGTTGGTAACGGTATTCGTGTATGGCAATATGGTGGTGGATCTCCTAATCCAACAGATGGTACAATGACTAATCAAATCGGGATGATCACTTATCGTGGTACTCGTGTTTGTGCAGCAAACCAGTTCATCATCGTTCAAGGTAACTAATTAGTTATTTAGGACTTATAATTATGGTAGGGGCAACTTTATTGATTGCCTCTACCTATTTTAACATTTAAAAAACCATTTATGGCAAAGTTAAAGGCAATAGGGTTAGCAGATGCTAACTTTTCGCAACAAGGTGAAGTAAAAGTACAAAGACAAAATGATGAGGCTGCGCAAGCTATGCAGGAATCCTTATCATCTAATACAGCAACAACTTTCAAGATTTTCAAATTATCAGATACTAAGAAAAATGGCAGATACCATATGGAAGGTATTGACGATGTTTGGAACGAAAAGAAAGGAAGAATGGAAAGAATAAGGCTTTTGAGAGGTTATCCAAGTATTTGGGTAGAAGATCAAAAAGGACTTGAAAAATCATTCGTTGAACAAAACAGAAGAAGCTTAATTTTTGATAGAAGAGTATTAAGAATAGCTGATTATGACGTAGAAGCTCTTGAGTTTTTAAATCTATGTAACGCTAATTTAGACAATCCTAACAAAAAAGGTACTAGAAAAATTACATTCTTTCAATGGAATCCACAAAGAACAGCAGAGCTTGAAAGAGCTAAAAGAGTTGCTAAGGTTGAAGCAATTAAATATGCTTCATTGGCAAGCGAGGAAGAAATGCGTAAGCACTGCAATTTCTTGGGAATTACATTTACGGATGAATTAGGGATGCCTAAATCTATGGATGCATTAAGAAATGACTATGAACTTTACGCTGAAGCTCAACCTAATAAGTTTATGCAAAGTGCTGGTTCTAAGGAAGTTGAAATAGCATTTATAGTTAAAAGAGCTTTAATTGATAATAAAATTGACACTACTACAAAAAGAGGTTCAGCTTATTGGTCAAATAATGGAGGTTATATTTGTAAGATACCATCTGACAAAAAACCACAAAATTATTTAGTTGAATTTGCAATGTTCCCTCAAGATGAAAGTAAGGCATTTTTAGAACAATTAAAGAAATTAGTGTAGTTCTTCCTTCTCTAAATAAAAGAAGCCCTGTAGCCTAAAAATTACGGGGCTTTTTTGTATCTTTTTCGTATATTTGTTGTATAACTTATTCCAATGAATGTTAATGATATGTATCGTATTTGCCAATTTGCGGTTAATAAAGCCCAAAATGGTTATTTGACTCCAGCTGAATTTAATCTGACTATAAATCAAGCGCAGGTTTCGTATCAAGATTATTTATTGGGTGAGTTTCAGCAATATCAATACGGAAGGCCACAAGCTAGAATTACTTATAGCCAAAATGAAAATATTAGACAAAGATTATCTCCATTAATTACACAAGCTACATTGACTATTAATGGGTCTGGCGAAGCAGCCTATCCTGCTGATTATGTGCAAACTGATACGATAATAACAGCAGCCTTTAATAGAGTTAGATATGTGCAACAAGATGCTCTATATTCTTATTATAATAGCCAAGTTGATCCAATTGCAACTAATCCTATTTACCTATTAGAACCTACTGGATTCCAATTTTATCCTGTAACACTTGGCAGTGCAATTTTAACTTATGTAAAAGATGCACCTGAAATAGTATGGGCTTATACCACTGTTAGCGGCAGACCTGTTTATAGTTCTGGTACAAGTATTCAGCCTGTTTGGGATAATGTAGATTTATTAGAAATAATAGCTAGGGCATTAAAATTAATTGGCTTAAATTTACAAGACGGAATGGTAGAGCAGTATGCTAATCAAATAACTCAAACAGGACAATAATGACTAGATATGCGCTTATAGAAAGAATATTGCGACAAATATATAACGGACAACCATCCGATGACTCAAATATTACTTATAATTTAGTTAATCAATGGCTTAACGATGCTATCGGTTTGGTTGTAAAAAAGAATTACACAGATAATATCCAAATGGATGGCGTGGCTTATGTAAATAACTCTTTTTATACAACATTTACAAATATAGATATTAATGCAGAATCGGTAGATACTGTTACATATAGTATTGATTTACCAATTATACCATATGCTCTAGGAAGAAACGAAGGTGTGGCTATGTTACAGTTCGTAGGAGATAAAAAAACTTCTCAAACAGCAATCCCATTAAGCATGAATCAGGTTGCTTATATTGAACAATTAAGACCAATTCAAAATAAAATATTATATTGGATTGAAGGAAAAAATATTTATGTAAAAAGCTCAATACCTTTGACAAGTTACAAGGCAACATTAAGATTAATTAGCGGGGGTGACTCAACTGATTTAAACTCAACATTAATAGTGCCAGATGACTATATGCCAATGGTAGTTGAATATATAAAGGGTCAATTAGCTTTTGAGAAATCAAGACCTATAGACCAAAGTAATGATGGTGTAGATAATTAAAATTAAGAAACATATATGAAACCAATTAGAGATTTTGTTTTAGTAAAACCATTTGCACCTGAAGAAATAACTGAAGGTGGGTTATTTTTGCCTGAAGGATTTAGAGAAAGAAATTGTAAAGCAAAAGTAGTTTCGGTTGGTAACGGTACGGCTAAAATTAAAATAGAAGCCAAGAAGGATGATGTTATTTTTCACATAAAAGGAGCAGGGGAGCCTATCATAGTTAATAATGAAATTCACTTCTTAATCCGACATAACGATATATTAGCTTACTTATCAAATAATTAAAAATGTCTCAAGTTAGAAATTACATAACACTAGATTCAATAATCAATGATTATATTGATGAAAGTGAGCAATCCGTACATAAATACGCTAAGTTATATAATATAGCTGTTAGAGGTATGGAAAAGTTAGGACTTGACTTTTTCTATAAAATAAGAACGGTTAAGGTAGCAGTTGATACCACTAATTTTACAGCCCAATTACCAAATGACTATATCAGTTATACAAAGATTGGTGTTTTAAATTCAGTAGGTGAGATTATTCCATTGAAATTTAACTCTAAAATGACATTTTATGGTGATCAACAGCCTAATAGATTAGAATTAACGCAAGATAATACATTGGCAGCATGGTATCAATCAGACTTGCCGGTGTGGTTTAATTATTGGGATGGGTATGGTTTTAATAATATTTATGGATTACCTAGTGGCTCTCCGTTTGTAGGTCAATTTAATATTGATGATTCAAATGGTGTAGTGTTACTTAATCAATATTTTTATTACTCTTATTTAATGATAGAGTATTTATCAAGTGGTAATCCAGAAGAAACATTTTCCGTTCCTATTCAATTTAGAGAAGCAATGCTTTCATGGTTAGCATGGAGAGATATTATAAATATGCCAACTACAAGAAAAGGAAATTTAGGTGATAAAAGAGACAGGAAGCAAGAATTTTACAATCAAAGAAGATTAGCTAATGCTCAATTTAAACCACTATATTTAATGCAAGCATATGAGCAAAATTTAGACACACAAAGAATGACTGTTAAGGCATAAAAAATGATAGTAAACAACCCTTTTAGTGGAAGGCTTAATTTAGACGATGCTACTTATAGAATTAGTAATAACGACTATATTGATGCCTTGAATGTAACAAAAGATGCACAAGGTAAAGGGCAAGATTTGGTTGTGTCCAATATTTTGGGTAATACTTTAATTAATTATAATTTACCAAGTGGGACTAGTAAAGTTATTGGTTTTTATCCAGATAAAATTAGAAATAGAGCATATTACTTTATTTGGAACAGTGATGGTTATAATACTATTGTTTATTATGATTTAAATGACCAAGAAATCGTTAAGGTTTTAGAAAGTAAAACAGATAGCGATGGTATTGATATTTTAAATTTTAATCCTTCATATAAGGTTTTATCTGTTAACATATTTTATAGAGACGATGAGGGAGATATATTGTTTTTTAATGATGGATATAATCCACCTAAGAATATAAACGTAACAGAAGAACATGGGACTTCATGGAAACTAGAATATATTTTAGTTGCTAAAGCGCCACCTGTTATGCCACCAAAAGTTGTTTATGAAAATGATACAACCGTTAAAGTTAATAATTTAAGAAACAAACTTTTCCAATTTTCATATAGATATGTTTTTTTAAATAATGAAAAATCTGTATGGAGTTCAAAAAGTATTGTGCCTTTACCTCAGCAAGATAGTTTAAATTTTACAAATAATAATTTTACCTATAATTCAAGAATATCTGTATCAGTAAATAGCGGAGGGCCAGAAGTTAGGGATATTGAAATTTCATTTAGAGAAACAACAAATGGTGTTACTAGCGATTGGTTCCTAATCCAGTCTTTTAGTAAAAATAAAATTGGCATATTAGATAATTCTATTTACACATATAACTTTTATAATAATGGTATTTATGTTCAAATAGATTTATTGGAAAGTACTCAGCTACAAGACTTTGTTCCTCAAAAAGCAAATGCCGCAGAATTAGCTAATGGAAATGTTTTATTATACTCTGGAATTACAGAAAGTTATAATAAAACAGACATGAACTTAGTATCTAAGGTTAACACAAATGCCATTGGGTATGTTTATGATGTAAATGGTACATTGTTTTTTGCTACATGCAATGCAATAGATAGTGGGTCAATTGGAACAGAATTAAAGATATATTTATATGGAACAGGAGATAACGGCTCTACCGGTATAGTTGAATCATTGAATAATGCAGCTTTTGATTTTTTTATAAATATTGTTGATTTATCGGGCGTAAGTATAGGCGCAACATATACTAGCACATTTGGGTTTCAATATATAGGCAATTTGTTAAATTATATAAAAAGTAGTTTAATATCTGTTGACGCAGGATGGACTGGTACAGTTGTAAATAATGTACTCACAATGACATATCCTGATGGGTTTTTATTACAATCAAGCGGAACTAAAATTAACCAATATTCAGGAGATTATAACAATTCGTTTAATACTAGCTTTGCAAATTCATGGGACTCTGGTTATCAATATGCACTACAGTATTTTGATTCACTAGGTAGAACAATCGGGGCGCAAACAGATATGGACGCATCTGTTAATACACCTGCTTCTAATACAAATAGATTTTGTCAACCATATGTTGAAATAAAAAATAGGCCACCATTAGAGGCTACGTATTATCAAGTTTTAAGGTCTAATAATATCACTTATAATAAAAGATTATTTTGGATAAGTAGGGGCGCGTATGCAAGCACTAGTCAAGATACCACTGTTCAAAGATTTGCATATTTAGATATAAGTAATATTGAGGATTATAATAATCAAATTTCTTCAACACAAGGCGTTGTTTCATATAATTTTACGGCTGGTGATAGAGTTAAATTTTTATCAAGATTTAATGCAAATAATGCACAAATTATATTTAATATTCAATATGACTTTGAGATTCTTGGAGCAGAATCATCAATTATATTAGAAGATGGAACTAAAAAAGTAGGAAATTTTATTAAAATTTTATACCCAATAGTTGCCACTACAGACCCAAATTTTAAATTTAATGGTGATGAAAATTTTTTACATTATGAAATATTTTTGTATAATTTTTCTTCTAGCGCTTCTGTAACTCAAAGGTTTTTCTATGAATCTGGAAAGTGTTTTGGCATCGGTAATCCTGGTACATCTTCAGCGTATCATATAGGTTTAGAACAAACTCAATCAGCCTCTTCTCCGGAAAGTGTCCCAGCGATTGTAAGTATGACAAACGGAGATTTATTTTTTAGATACAGAAAAGTTCCATATGGCGATAATTTTTCTTTTTCAGCAGGTGGATCTAGCCAAGATATAGATTCTTTATTAGGTATCACAGTTTTACCAACTTCTCCTATTTTAAATAGTAGCTATAAGGTGCAAACACAGGCTTTTAATAGCAATTTACCAGCGAATTATCCAACGTATTTAGATACAGATTTTTTCTTTAATAATCTATTGACAAGTCAAGCTTTAGTTTTAAAATTAAAAGCTGAATATTCTGTATTTCAATCACAAGCAAACAATAATACTAATTTTAATTTTAGAGCAATTGTAATTACTCCTTCATCATCTTATGAAATTTACTTATTCCCAACTCAAATAGTTCAATCGCAAGTTCAAACTACATTTTATTTGGATAATGTTATTTCTGTAGATCCTTTGGCTAAGGTTTGGATAGCCTCTTATTCAACAAATGCTTTAGCAGGTGCGACATTTACTATAAATCCATTTGTTTTAAATTTGCAAATTTTAAAAAATAAAACAATAAGAATAATTGAATCATCTTTTAGTGACAATTATAATTTGATTACAAATAGCAATGGCAGAGCTTCTATTGTTGATGAAAATGCAAAACAAACATATTTCCCTACATTAATTAGATTTGGGGGTGCGTATCAAGTTAATACAAATATCAATAAAATTAATAATTTTCAATATGAAAATTTTGATGAATACGATAGAAGTTTTGGAGATGTAATGAGACTGCATGTTAGAGAGAGGTATTTAAAAGTTTATCAGAAATTCAAAGTAGGTAATGTGCCTATTTTGACACAAATAGTTAAAGATAGTGCCAATAATCCATTACAAGCAAATACAGATACCTTAATAAATAAGATTCAGTATTACGCTGGTGATTATGGCATTGGAGATGCCTCAACAAGTCTTGCATGGAATAACTTTTCTGATTATTTTGTAGATAATTATCGCGGTGTGGTTTGTAGATTGAGTCAAGATGGTATTACTCCTATAAGTATTTTATATAAAACAAATGCTTTTTTTATTGCTGAAACAGCAGCTTATAGAAAAGAGTTGAATAATGGCATTTCTGATGGGGTATATACCGGAGATCCATGTATTTATGGTGTATTTGATGCAAATACAAATAAGTATATAATCGCTATGGAGGAAATTAATAGATATACTCCTATTTGTACTTTTAACGGCGGAACTGCGGTTTTATTACCATATTTTTGTACTTTTGATGGTGGAACGGCTACAGTAATAGATGCTTGTAATTTTAATGGTGGGTCTTTAATTTTGAATCAAGGGACTTGTGGATATAATGGTGGAACATTAGTTGAATATGTTCCGTAAAAGATATAAATATTAAATTAAATAATTGAATAATGAACGTAATATTAACATTAAACGCTGGTCTAGGGGCTGATTTAGGGCCGAATTTTACACTTACGGCTAATGTCGGTGTTGTTAGTCCTAATACGGCAACTAAAATTGAGTTATTAGCAGGTAAGTCATTGGTTATTAATAATGCCGCCACTAATGTAAGAGCCACTTCGGTTGGTACATGTACTAATTACATAATTGTAAATTTGGGTACATTTTTGTGCGATTTTAATGGCGGAACTGCTGTGGTATCAGCTTGCGATAGTGCTATATACTCTATTGAAAATATAGGGACAACGACAATTCTTTGGGAAGGCTTGAATTGTGATAACGAATTAGTAAACGGATATGTGCAGCAAGGTAATACTGATAATACAACTTGCGTACAGATAGGCACAGTTACAGTAGATCAACCTGAAAATGCAATTATAACATTTGTAGATTTTTGTTAAATTATAAAATATAAAAAATGAACGTATTAGTAACATTAAGCGCTGGCCTAGGGGCTGATTTAGGGCCGAATTTTAACCTTACAGCAGATATTGGTGCCGTAGCGCCAAGTACCGCAACTAAGTCTGAATTGTTAGCCGGTGTGACGGTGGCTGTAAATGGCTCTGCAACAGAAGTTGTTGTGACATCTGATAGTAATTGTACCAATTCAATAACTATTCCAATTACAGCTTAATGCCACATGTTTTATCATATCATCAAGACCCAGTTACAATTTCATTTGATGAAAATGCTAACTCTTTTGAGTCTTTTTATTCATATCATCCTGAATTTATGGGTGAAATAAATACAACTTTATTTACATTCAAAAATGGTGGTATTTGGCAACATGGAACTACTCCTTATTGTAATTTTTATGGGACACAGACTAGCGCTTCAATAACCACTGTATTTAATTCAAGCTCTTTAGACAAGAAAACTTGGATTTCTATAATGGAAACGGGAAGTGAAGTTTGGGCTTGTCCTGTGATATATACTCAAATGGATAGTGTGTCAACAAAGCAGCAAAGTGAACTTTTAAGTACCGATTTTGTGACATTAGAATCCGAGTATCAGGCTTCTTTTTTAAGGGATTCAACTAGCCCAGGTGGTCTTGTAGAAGGGGATAGCTTAAAGGGTGGCTATATAGTAATAAAATTTGAGAAATTAAGTGCAAATTCTTTCGTATATTTGAACAGTGCAACGACTAAATATATTAATTCACCATTAAATAATAGATAATTATGGAACCTATGACAATAGCCGCTTTAGCAGGTGGAGCGCAAGCACTAATTGGCGGTGTGCAGTCTCTATTTAGTGGAAGAAAAAAGCGTGAAAGAGAATTAAATGAGTTTTCTAAACAAAGTCCATTATATACACCCAATAAGTCTATTAATGATTATTACCAACAAGCGGCAAATAGGTATAATGAAAACCCATATCAATCTCAACAATATCAGATAGGTGCTAAAAATATACAAAGAGCAACAGCTCAAGGATTGGGAGCTATGCAAGATAGAAGAGGTGGAATTGGTGGTGCATCAAGATTAGCCGAAGCGCAAATGAGTGGGATGCAAAACTTAGGCGCAAATGCAGAGGCGCAGAGAAACGCAAGATTTGGACAATACGGACAAGCAACTCAGGCGAAAACGGCAGAAGATTATAAAGCTTTTGATATTAATCAAATGACACCATATAATCGTCAATTGCAGTTAAAGCAAATGGCTGCTCAAGCTGCTAATAGTAGATTTAATGCAGGGTTACAGACTGCGTCAAGCGGTTTGAGTAATGTTACATCGGCTTATTCAGCAAAACCAAAAGGTTTAGGAGTAATAGGTTAAAATAAATAAAATATTAATTAAATGGCATCTACAGGATTATTAGGCTTTAACCCTTACGGAGGAGGTGTAGTTTTAGATATATCATCTAAGCCAGCTGCTTTAGCTATTCAGTTAGAGCAAAAAGAAACAGCTAAAAGAGAAGTTTTACAAAGGTATTTAATGGATTACGAGAAGTCTTTAAATCCTGCCGGTATGAGATCTGTAGATCAAGATGCGTTTTTAGGAAAATTAAATGAAGCAAAACAGTATAATTTAAAAAATACTCAACAAATATTAAATCCAGCCAAATATGGTTCACAATGGCAATCAAATTATCTTGGACTTTTAAAAGAAGCTCAAGGTATAATTGAGCAATCAAAAGTGCAAGGCGCAGATGATAAGATTGTAAATCAGAATATATACAATGCAACACAAAAAGGGCAAACTATACATGATGGTTTATTGCCATCAATAGAAGCTTCAAGACTTTCAATTAGAGACCCTAGGTTTAAAAAAGTTAATCCTTGGGAATTGAAATTTGATGAAAAATATGACGATTCTAATTTGATGAAAAATGTGTGGGCTGGGATTACTTTGCCGACAAGAAGTGATAAAGTTAAAGAAATATTGCCTAGCGGTGAAGTTGTATATGCAAAAGAATCTTATTTAACACCTGAAATTAAAATGGCAGCTACTACAAGCGCTTTAAATGATTTTACAACAAAACCTGGAGCTGCAAGACATTTTAATGATTTAATGAAGCAGCCTCAAATATATAGTTTTGCAAATAATGCATTTGGCGAAGCATTTAAATATATTGATCCTGCAACTCAAAAAGAAGTTAAACCAAATATTGGAGACAATGTACCTGGTTTGAATTTAGACCCTACTCAGCAATTTGTTGCCGGGTATGCTTTGGCTAAGAAGCCTACGGGAGAAGTTTCTACCAGTCAGCCAGAAATGCCTTGGCTAACTAAATTTAAATTAGAGCAAGCTCAAATAGATAAAAGACATAAGCAATCGGAAGCAAATGCCAATAGAAGAGCGTCATTGAACCTTCAGCCAGCTGAAATACAAGGAAATGAACTTGATGCTATTGAAGATATAACTTTCTCTGGAGGTAAAATAAAAGATGGTGTTGCATTGGATGTTAATGGTAATCCTTGGAGCGGTGAGGTTGCTGTTTCAAAAAATAATATATCAGGTTTGTTGTTTGATATAATAGGAGCAGATCCAAAAGATGTAGTTGTGACTTTTAAAAACGGCGAACCCGTTCAAATGCAACACCCTCAAGTTGGTAAGTTAAATAGGGAAAATATAATAAACTATCAATTAAAATGGAATGGAGAACCGAAAAAAGGTCAGCAGCCTAAATTTGGTAGAGGCGGAGGTAAATTTACAGGATTGCCAGCTAATGGTAAATTTGACTAAAATTAATTAAATATATAAAGATGCCAGAAGATATACAGCAAAATATAGTACAAGAAGTTCCGGTGGTAGATGTGCCAACGCAAAATGTTGTGCAAACTATTGATCCGGAGAATCCTGTATATAAATTCATGAAGGCTAATAAATTAACAACCTTAAGCGAAAAGGATTTTGTTCAGAAGTACTCTACACCTGAAAAGGCTAAGGAGATACACTCATTTATGGTTACAAACAAATTGACAACACTTAAGGATAATGATTTTTATGGTAAATATTTTCCTGCGGCTTCAACAATAACAGTAACAGATGAAACGGGATTAAAAAAAAAAGTTTTAGCTTCTTCAGATCCTGCCTTACAAAATTTACTCACGTTTATAAAAAGTGGCAAAAATATTGGCAAACCAGTTGATGCTAAAGTAACACAACAAGTTTTTTCTGATAAGAATCAAATATTAGCGCCAAACTTAGTAGTACCTACTAATACAAGGGAAGCTGCTTTAGCTAATAGAAAGGATAATTGGAATAAATTAGTTGAAGATGCTTCATTTAGAGCTGTTGAGAAAACAGTTAATAAAAATAGCAAACAAGGTGTTTCTTATAGTAGAGAAAAAATACAAGGGATGGTTGATGATTATAAGAAAAAAGTTAATTCTGGAGAGTTAATTATTTCCGAAGATCCTGCTACTGGAAAAGATGTTTTAGCTACTCCAAATTACAATCCATTCAGTTCACTTTTAAGCACTTACAATAAGGGTAATGAACAGAAATACGAAGATGCTTATTTTGAAGGATTATCTCTTAAAGAAAAAATAAAACACAAAGAAGTTCAGCAATATTTAGCTCAAGATGATGATTCTATACCGGAGAGGCCTGCTGGTTTTTTTGGAAATTTAGGAGGATTTGGTGGTCAATTAATAAACATGCTTGAGAAGCCAGTAGTATATAGTATAGGGCTTGCATCAGGCGCAGGAGCTGTTGAAGCTGCTACATTAGGAACTACTGCTTTATCAACTGCCGGGGGTTTAAGTAATGTAGGTAATACTTTAGGTTTCATGAGTGATATGGCAAATAGCTCATACTCTCCCACATGGGACAAAGTTTATTATGGAAATTTACAAGGAGTTGAAAATCCTACTGAAGAACAAAAGCTAACAGCCGCAAGTAAGGCTACCGAGGCAGCTAATTATTCAAAATCAATAGGCGGCGCAGAAGGTCTTATATTTGGTTTACCATTTGGAAATTTTAGTAAATCTTTGGAATCTTCTTCAAAAGGTTTTGTTGACAATCTTTTGGCTAATGGTAAGAATACAATGAAGCATGCTCCTCAAATGGTTGGAACGTCAATCGCAGGTCAAATAGGTAAAGGAGAAGTTGGTATGAAATATGGTTCCGGAGAAACTCAATCTGAAATCATAAAAGAAGGACTTAATACAGGTGTTGAGACGGCTAAATTCCTAGCCACTATGTCTGGATTAGGAGTTATTAAATCAGCAGTGCCGTATGCGTTTACCTTACTAGCAAATACAAAAGAAAGCCCTTCAAAGTCATTAACTGCAAAAGCGAAGGCAGTTGTTAGTAATTTCCCAGATGAAGTTATTGCTGATGTTTATAATCAGGCTGAGCAAAATGGCATAATTGAGCCAGGAAAAACAAATGATATATTAAACAATATACAAAAATATAGAGAAGCAGAAGCTAGCGTTCCTTCAAATGTAACAAATGCAGATGCAAGAGATGCTATTGCCGGCAAGCTTGAGAAATTGGATAAATTAGACCAGGAAGGAAAGCTCACAAAAGTAAATGCTAGAAAAATTGAAATTGAAAAAGAAAAAGCTGAAATAAATAAAGAAATTGATAACATTTACAATGGAGATGATGTATTGGCAAACGAAAAAGATAATGCCGGATATCCCTTAAAAGAAAGATCGGAAGTTGGCAAAGCTCCAGTTTTGGCTGAGGAAACTGTAACTCCCGTAACACCCGAAAAGCCAGTTACCGAACCTGTTCAAGAAGGCGTTAAACCAACTGAAGGAGAAATTGATATTAATAAAAGGAACAAAGAATACCCCTCACCAGGATTAATTGTAAAAAAGTTTGTAGAACAAGGCGATAATCAATTGTTAACAGGGGAAGATGCGATTTACCAAAATAATAGTATTGAAAGAACAATATCAAGTGGTATAAAAAAAGGTTTAACCGCAGATGAAATTAAGATGATGTTAAATGCTAATGGCCATGTTTTTAATTTTGGGAATGATGATATTACAATTAATAATTATATTAAAAATAGAATAAATGGTACAGAAACAAGACCTTTTGGAGAGTTTAAGAAAAATACTAGAGTTGAGATATCAGAAGTTAAACCAATTGAACCAAAAGAGGAAGTTAAAAAAATTGAAATAATAAAACCAAATGAACAAAAGATGGAAGTTAAGCCTACTGAAGTAAAAGTAGGAGCCGAAAAACCATCTAAAGAAGTAGTATTTACAGCTTATGGTACTGGAGATAATGGATATGTAATTGAACATGCACAAGGAATTGAGAAAAAAGATGTAAAAAGGCTAGAAGATGCTAGATCGGTTGTAACCGAACAAGTTGGTTTGAATAATGAACAAAAAGCTGAATTAGAAAATACAGGATCTTTAATTACGGAAAATAAAATATTAGAAAATGGAGATAAAAAGATTACAGTCCATTTTAAAAATCGTGATGCATTTGGTAGAGAAGGGGGTTCAAGATTTGATTTAGTAATACCAGAAAATAATGCATCTACAGCAGAAGGTATAAAAAAAGCAGTTGATAATTTTTATGCTGAAAATAATGTTTTAGGAGGCAAAAGATTAGAAGGTAGTAAATATATACAAGAAGGTGTAAGAAGAGTTCAAAAATATTTAGATTCAAATAAGGCAGAACTTAAGCCAATTGAAACAAAAGCGGAAGTTAAACCAACTGAAGAAGTAGCAGATAGATTTAAAAGCTCTCAAGGTCATACTGTGGAACTTGAAAATGGCAAACTAACTGTTAAGGACAAGAAAGGAGAAGCATTATCAGGCAGGGCTAGTAGAAAATCAATAGAAGAGTATGCTGAAAATTTTGATTATTCAAAAGGCGATAAAGCTCCTGAAGTCCCTTCTGAAATAACAAATAGTAGAGATGCAGCTAAATATGTAGTAGAAGAATCAAGTAACCCAATAGAAATAGCTGAAATATACGCTAGCGAAGATTTATTACCTAAAGAAAGCAATGCTAAATTTCAAGCTATTGCAGAATATGGATTAGGTAGAATTAAGACATCAAGCTATAAGAATTTAGGCGATCCAAATAAGATTGAGAAGTCAATGTATCTTAAAATATTTAGCGAAGAAAGAGGTACTCCAATTGATGTATTAGCTAAATCAATATCTGATAAATATGAAGGATTAAATATTGAGCCTCAAGATATTGTAGATTATATTGAAAAATATTCAAAAGGTGATAAGGGCGCATTAGAATTTAAAGAGTCAGATGTTGCATTACAAGCAGCAGATAAGTTTAATAAATTAACTGGATTAGATTTAAATTCAGAATTAGCTAATAAGGTGATAGACAATAAATTAGGAAAAGCAAATAAAGATCAATTAGAAATTATAAAACAAGATTATGAAACAGCAAAGCAACTTGAAGATGCCTACTGGGCAGAGTACAAAAAAACTGACGGATTTACAAAAGAAAGCAATATTAGCAAGGTTAATAAGCCAGAACCCGCCAAAGAGCCAAGCAAAAAGTTAGAGGAAGCATACAAAGACTTGACAAATATTGAAAAAAGACAAATAATTAATAGTAAATTTGAGGAATTACTAAAAGAACTTAAAATAGAAAAAATATGTCCAACGGATTAAAATCCTTATTAAGCTCAAGCATGAAAAAGGGCATGCAAGATGCAGTCTATATAGAATTGTATCAATCCAATTTATGGAAGAGCCTAGCTAACCAATTGCAAAGATTAGGTTATTTTGGTAGTCAAAAGTATTTTTTAGCAGAAAGTGCTGAAGAATTAACGCATTATCAGATGCACGTAGAGTTCATGAATGACATGGGCGATTGTGCTGAATTACCTAAAATTGATGCTGTTGACGATAAAGTAACAGATATTGGTGACGCTTTAGAAGTAGGTTATAATATTGAATTAGATGTATATAAGCAATATAAAGATTTCTATAAAAAAGCAGAAGATGAAGATGTGGCAGTTGCTCAATATTTATTACAATTTGTTGAAATTCAACGTAAAGCAGTTGGTCATTATGGTGACTTATTGGCTAAATATAAAATAGCAGAAACAACAAAAGAATTATTGGAATTTGACCAACATATATCAGATGTATAATGGCTAGAAACAACCCTTGCAAATACCTTTTTGAAATTAAGCCCGGAGAATTTAAAGAGTTCACCGAGGCGGAGCTTAAAGATTATTTATTAGAACAGGATTTATCAAAATTCAAACCAGTACAAGATGCCTTACAAGAGCGAGGCGCAAAGGAAGAAGTTCCACGCGCTACTAAACCAGGGAAAGATTTCGCCTCAGACAGTGAAAGAGTACGATCAAGCCAGCAAAGGGTTGAAGCTGCCGAGAAAAATCAAGAGTATGAAGAAGCCTTAAGAGGTATTACCAAGGCTGATAATATGGAAAGAAGAGCCGAATCAGGCCTTCCTGTATATAAGAATGAAGTAATTACTGATGAGCAAATTAGACAACAAGCAACAAGTGAGTTAGAGAAAGGTTATGATTTAAACTCTTTGGTGGGCAGAATGGAGCAAGGAAGGGGTACAAGCGCTGTTGAGTCGGAAATATTGAAAATGTATGCCTCTGACTTAGATACTAGATTACAAAAAGATCCGTATAACAAGGAAGTTCAAAAAGAGTTAGCTAGATTTACCGATGCTAAACTAAAATCTGGCTCAACTATGGGTAGAGATTTTAGGGCATTGCAAGGAACTGCTGCCGCTCCCACAGAGCAATTACAAACATTAAGTGATTTTGTAACTGTAATGAGAGATGCGAATGGCGTTGAAGAATTGACTGATGTTCAAATGAAAAAGGTTGTAGAGAATTATGAGAACATTAAAAAAGAACTTGACAAGTCAAATGCAGAAAGAGATAGGTTACAAGAATTGAATAATCAGTTAATAGCTGAAAAGGAATTTCAACAAGTACAAAAAGAGGCTCAAAAAACAAAAAGCGTTAAAAGAGATTACAAAAAAGAAAGAGAAACCGTAATTGATGATATTAGAGCGAAATTAAAAGAGTCAAGAAAAAATTTATATTCAGAAGCTATTCCATTAAGGCCTGTTGTGGATTTGGTTAAAATATCTCCTGACATTGCAAAGCTTGTAAAGTTATATGCAGAGGAGGGTATTAATAAATTAGACCAAGTAGTAAAAGAAATTCATAGCTTATTAAAAGATGAGATAAAAGGATTAACTGAAAGAGATGTAATTGATTCAATTGCAGGTAAATATAAAGATACTACTAAGACTATTAATGAGGCAAAAGCTGAGGCATATAATTTAAAAAGAGAGGCTAAGTTAGCTTCTGATATTTTAGATTTGAAAGAAGGTAAAAAACCACAGGCAAAAGAAAAGGAACAGATAGCCAAGAGTAGAAAAATTCTTGAATTAGAAAAAGAATTAAAGCAATTAAGAAGAGAATCTGGCGTTTATGATGAAGCAAAATTAAAGTCATTAATTAAGAAGAACGAAACTAAGGCTGCTGAATTAGAAAGAAAAATTCAAAATAAAGAATTTATACAGGAAGCAAAGCCTGAAACTTTTATGCAAAATCCGGAAATTCCAAAAAAATACCCTGATTTATATAAGAAGTATTTAAATAGCATTGATAAATTAGATCATTTAAAGCATGATTTTCTTGATGCCGCTGATAAAGATAGAATTGAAAAAGAAGGTACATGGGGCAAAACTAAGCAAATTGGTAAAGAGGCAAAAAATACCGTAATGGCTTTAAAAGCAGGCTATGATAACTCTGCCGTAGGGGTGCAAAGTTATACAGCCATGTTTGATGTAGAGAATTGGGGACTTATTATTAGAAAAGAAAAAGGTAAATTTTTGCCAACAGTAAAAATAAGTAAAAATAAACCAGCTTTAAATGCATTAAAATTTCAATGGTTAGCTGCAAGGAGTGAAGCTGTATTTAGAAGAAGATTGGTAGAGATACATGAAAACAAGCCACTTTGGAACATGATTGAAAAATCAGGTCTTGATATATTAGATCCAAAAGGGCTTAAGACAACATTGAGAGAAGAATCAATGGGTGCTAAAAATCTTTTAGAGAGAAAGTATATGGGCATACAGCCTTCAAAATACACGACAGCTCCGTTTGAAAGATTGTTCTCAGGATTTAGTAATGAAATTAGAGTTTCAATGTTTATTAATGGAGCAGAAGAGCTAATGTCTAAAGGTAAAACCATAGAAAACAGTTTGCAGGATTATAAAGACTTGGCTAGCCGCGTTAATAATGCGACAGGTAGGGGTAAGATTATGTATAAATCAGCCGAACCGGCTTTAGGCGCAGTTTTATGGTCTCCTAAATTGCTTGCCACAACAATAAATAAGTTGGGTTTAAGTGATTTGGCTTCTAATAAATTATATGGTAAAAGAGATGCACAAGGTAGGCCTATGGGATATTATAGCAATATGAATCCAGAAGGAAGGGTAAGGGCTTTAAGTTCTCTTGTAAGAAGTATATCTACAACTATTTTGTTAATGGCAGCTTTTTCTATGGATGATGATATTGAGGCTGATTATAATCCACAAAGTGTAACATTTGGCCAAGTAAAAAATACAAAAACAGGTTGGAGTATTAATTTATTTGGGCCTTACAGTTCTGTGATTAGATTCTTAACAATGATTGGTCACTCTACTGCTAGTAGTTTAACTGGAGGATATATAGGGCCAGCTCAAAAAATAAAAGCTGATGGCAAGGCTGAAAAGGCAAAAGTGGGGGAAGAAGCTTATAAATTTTTTAGAGGTAAAGCTAACCCGCTAACCGGTATAGTAACAGATATTGCATTAAGTACGTCTTTTACGGGTAAGCCTTATAATATAAAAGAGAATATAGCTAGTGATTTACTTGAACCTTTATTTGTAAAAGATTTTAGAACTCAATATAAAAACTCTGGAGCAGAAGCATTTTTATATGCAATACCTACTTTCTATGGGCTTAAGGTTCAAAATGAAAAGCAATACGACCAAAGAGATTTAAAATCTTTAATATCAAATAATGTTTACTCTTCGGATATGGATAAAAATACATTATTTAACTATAACGAAGCCGGAAGGCCAGTTACGAAAGAAGAGTTTGATAATTTTGTAAAAACAAGAGATGCTATATTGAGTGAATTTATTACCAAAATTCATGAAAACGGATTCCCTGTATCAGAAAATGGAAAAATGGTTCAAAGAAAGATGGAAGGAGAAGGCGCTGGGGTAGCTACTAAGGATGAGGTGGCAAAAATACTTACAAGGCTAAAAACAGAGGCAACCAAGGTAGCTAAAGAAAAGCTATTCGGAGTGAAAGAAGAAGCCGCTGATGATGCCGCTGATGATGTAAGAGATGCTTTGGAAGAGCAGGGTTTAGCAACAAGAAGCGAAAGAAGGTCAAGAAGGAGAAGAAGAAGATAATTTTCTCCTAATATAGCTATATTTTTCTTATATTTGGGTAAAATTTTAGCAAAATGCCTCTTACCCCAAATTTTACGGCAAGTCAGTTTAGCGGCACGCCATCTGTTATAACTTTAACAGATACTTCAACAGGCTCCGATGTTACTATTACAAAGCGTAGAATATATCTATTGCAAGCTAATGGTACTATGTTAGTACCTGCTGGTACTCTTACTACTTATATTGAATGGCCTTTAGCAAATACTAGTATTAGCTTAAATGTATTATCACAAGATAGTGCATTAAGTATTACGGTACAATGGTTAACAGCTGCAAATGCAGTGGTTACATCAAAAACTATTTCATATGCATTTACTGCATACAATGAAACATTTTACTATGGACTTACTGAAAGTCAAGTAGCAAATTCAAATCTTAGTGCAAGTACCAATTGGTATCAAACAAAATTAGTTCTAAGAGTTGAACTTGATAGCGCAAATCAAGCGATTACATTTGCATCTGATATTTATTCAGCACAAGCTGCATTAAACAGAGCAACATATATATCTACTAACCAAGCTTTATTCTTCTAAAATGACACCTCAAGAAACAGTATCAATAGCGAAAATTTCTCAATACTTATGGAATGATGATATTCCAAAGCAAAATGTTTTTTTTAATGGAAGCATTGATCCTCGTAAGGCTCAACAGCTTTACATGGAAAGAATTGCATTGCAATATGGTATTTCTCAAAATTTAGTTAATGGCATAGGTCAATATCCTGTTCCTTTAGTTGGTGTAGCAAATTATGTATATGCTTTATGTGGCGCAAAGGTACAAGTGGCAATACAAATTTTAGGAAATGGAACTGGTGGTGGTGGTGTAATACCTGGTGGTGGTGGAAACTTTAGTGTATTTGAATATACAAATAATGCTACATTAAATTCTTTAACGATATATTTCCCAGATGCGATTGGTAAGCGTTGTATAAACGCATTTAGACAAGGTAATAACATTGGAACAATATTGACAGCAGGAACCCCAACAGGCAATCAAGTTGTTTGGGATTCAACATCAGGTTCGTTAACTGTTGCAAGTACTGTTGCATTTTATGCAAGTGAATTTGTGAGAGTAGTAGTTCAACAATAAAATATTTTTAAATTGGCAATTCAGAATTTAATCAGCGGAGATTTAAAGCTTAGAAATGAGAATGGTGTTCTTGTTGCCGTAAACGGAATAGTGGCGGCAGATACTAGTGGGACAATAGGAACATCTGGTTCTGCTGGTACTTCTGGAACTAGTGGGACTAGAGGAACCTCTGGTACGTCAGGCACTACAGGTACATCTGGAACCTCTGGGACTTCTGCAACAGCAGGTAGTTCTGGTAGCTCTGGTAGTTCCGGTAGCTCAAGTACTTCAGGTACTAGTGGCACAAGTGGTAGCTCTGCTACAGATGGTACGGGTGGAACTTCAGGAACAAGCGGTACATCAGCAACTTCTGGTACTAGTGGTACGACTGGAACTTCTGGTTCTTCAGGAACTAGCGGCAGCAGTGGTACAAGCGGTACTACAGGAACTAGTGGTACAAGTGCGACAAATGGAACAGGTGGAACTTCAGGTACGTCAGGAACTTCAGGTACTAGTGGCACAAGTGGTAGTGATGGTACAAGTGGGACAAGCGGAACTTCTGGAACTTCTGCGACAGATGGTACAGGAGGTACAAGCGGTACTTCAGGTACAAGCGGCACAACAGGGACTTCAGGTTCATCCGGTACAAGTGGGACTACAGGAACTTCAGGAACATCTGGGACTAGTGGTACTTCAGGGACATCTGGTACGGATGGTACAGGTGGTACTAGCGGAACGTCTGGTACTTCAGCTACTTCTGGTAGCTCTGGGACTTCTGGTTCAACAGGAACTAGTGGTACTAGTGGAAGCTCTGGCACCACAGGTACAAGCGGAACAGCAGGTACTAGTGGTACTAGCGGTACAACAGGTACTTCAGGTATAAACGGTGTAGCTGGTGGTCAGATTTATTATATGAATTTGTCTATCAATACATCATCTGCAATAGGTAGCCCAACATATAAACAATTAAGTCCAACTCCATCAGGAGCTGCACAACAAAGTTTAACAACAACTGTTGCAAGTACTGCAACTGCTACATTGACTACATTTTCAACAGATTCAGGAGTGCCAGGGGTAACACAATTTCCTTCTGGTAACTGGAGTTTTACAGGACATTTTTTAGCAAATAATAATAATGCAAATTTTGATATTTATTATGAGCTTTGGAAATATACAATTGGAGGAGTATCTACATTATTAGGTACAACTAATGTTGTATCAGTAATTTTAGATGGTGCTTTAATTCAACAAGTATATGCTGATACATTTATAGCAGCACAATCATTAAATGCAACAGATAGGCTTTATGTAAAAGTTATTGCTATTAATGCAAGCAATCAATCGCACAATATTATATTCTATACAGAAGGAGCTTCTTATTATTCATATGCTCAAACTACATTTAATGCTCCTTCAGGAACTAGTGGTTCTTCAGGAACTTCTGGTGTTGGTGGAACAAGCGGAACAAGTGGTAGCACAGGAACAAGTGGAAGCAGTGGTGTAAGTGGATCTAGCGGTACATCTGCTACATCTGGGACATCTGGAACCACAGGTACTAGTGGCACAAGCGGTACTAGCGGTACTTCAGCTACAGACGGAACAGGTGGTACTAGTGGCACAAGTGGTAGCACAGGGACTTCAGGTTCTTCAGGTACTACTGGCACAAGCGGTAGTTCTGGTACAAGTGGCGTAAGTGGATCGTCTGGTTCAGCAGGATCTTCAGGAACTAGTGGTATAGATGGTACAAATGGCACATCAGGAACTAGTGGTGTTACAGGTACATCAGGAACTAGCGGTGGAACTGGAAGCGCAGGTACTTCTGGTACAAGCGGAACTTCTGGTTTAGACGGTACAAATGGTACAAGCGGAACCACAGGGACATCTGGTTCTAGTGGCACTTCAGGAAGCGCAGGCACAAGCGGAACTTCAGGTACTTCAGGTACGTCTGCTACAAGTGGTACGTCAGGGACTTCAGGATTAACAGGAGCTAGTGGTACTAGTGGTACAAGCGGAACAAGTGGTACGTCAGTGTCAGTAAGTGGAACAGCCGGATATGTAGCATATTTTGATAGTTCATCAACAATTACAGGTAATTCAAATCTTTTTTGGGACACTACAAATAACTATTTAGCAATAGGTAATCCAACTACTCGTTTAGCACAATTACATGTTTACAATGCAGCCGCAGCCGCTTCATTTTTACTACAAACAAATAGCACTACTGACTATTCGGAGATAGCAGTTAGAAATAATAGTTCAACGGCTACTTCTTATTTTAGACAATATTCAACGGCTGCAACAGGTAGTGACTTTGGTATATCAAGAGCAGGTTTAGCTTTGTTCTTTAGTAACTATGCTACTAACTTTGCAATAGGTACTAGAAACGGTGGGAATTTAATATTAGGAACGGCTGATACGGAGAGAGCTAGAATATTAGCTAGTAACGGAAACTTTGGTATTAATGAAAGTAATCCTACCTACAAGCTAGATGTAAATGGTACAATTAGTGCAAGTAGTGAAGGATTTAATGGAAATTGGATTGGTAAAATTTCAACTATAACAGATGTAGATAATTCAGTTATAAGATTTAATACAAATGGAATTTACAATAATATTATAACTCAAGTTAATGGTTATAATATAATGGATATTTTTGCAGCTAATGCTAGTAAAAGAGGAATAGCTATTAATGCTCTAAAGGCTGATAATATTAGAGAGGCTACAACTTTTATTTTGGGTAATGGGTTAGATCCCTTATTTGAAACAAAGCAACCAACAGGAGATGTAAGTTTTATTATTAGAGAAACAGGAAGGATTGGATTTGGTAATGCAGTAAGTCCTGACTTTAAACTTGAATTAAGATTCTCTGATGCAAGTGATTATGTAGAAAGTAGTGCAACAGCATTTACTCCTCTATTGCCTGATACTCCTGCTATGTCTATACAGAATTATTTAGCTAATAATAGTGGAGCATCGTATCTACAATTAGGTGCAAGAAATTCACAAGATATTACAGGGTATGCATATATGGGAAGCGTATCTGTAAACAATTCATATAGTCCTAAGGTTGTATGGGGAATGCGTACAGGCTCTACTTCATATATTGAAACAATGAGGATGAGAGTAGATGGGGCAGGTGTATATACAGATGGAGATAATTTTACAGGAACAACTTTTCAAGTAGGTGGTCTTACATATTATAACGCAAAGAAATTTGATGGCAATAATGGAATATTAGCATATAATCAAATTACAATTCCTGCTAATTCAACACACGCAAATGGAACCACATTTGCAGGTGCAAATATAAGTAACATACCAATTTTTGCAGGTAATCTAACTATTCCTTCTTCTGTTACTTATGCAGGTATTATAGGAGTTAATAGATTACAATTTACAAATCCTAGTTCTGTTATTACTGTAACCCAAGCAGGTACAGGTATTAGAGCAATAGCGGCTCAACAAATATTACAACAAACAGCAGCAGCAGCAACTTGTAGCGTAACTCATGGAGCAGGTTTATTTATACAAGGAGTTTATAATTCAAATGCAGCATTTGCTAATCCTGTTACATTTGATAATTATTATGGTCTTTTAATTAATAATCTTAATGAATGGTCAAGTACAACTATTACAAATAGATGGGGTATTTATCAGGCAGGAGCATCTGATAATAATTTCTTTAATGGTCAAATATATGCTCCAAATGTTTATGGTAATCTTATAAGTGGTACCACAAGAGATTTGTATATTAAAAATGATGGAATGATAGGGTATATATCTTCTATTAGAGAATCAAAAAATAATATAAATAAAATAGAAGATGTAAATTATTTATCTTTGCTAAATCCTGTTTCATTTAATTATCGTAAAAAAGATAAAGATAATAATTTCTTGGAAGAAACCTATGATGAATTAGAATACGGATTAATTGCAGAAGAAGTAGAAAAAGTAAATTCTGAATTTTGTTTCTATGATATATTAGAAAATGGAACAAAGAAATTAGCAGGGGTAAATTATAAAAAATTAATTATTCCTATTCTTAGGAAGGTTCAATTATTAGAAGATAGATTAAACGAAATAAATAATTAATATGATACAATATAAATGGATAATAAATAGAAAATTTGATTACTCTACAAATGATTTAGATAGAGTAATTTCATTAATACATTGGAAAAGAGAAGCAAAGATTGTATTAGATGAAGAAAAAAAAGATGAATATTCTGTATATATACATGATGCAGTAGCACTTCCCACTCCATTAGAAGATAATTTTATAGATTATGATAACGTAACAGATGATATTTTGTCAATTTGGTTAGATAATATATATGGATCTGATTATAGAAATGATGATTTAAAAATTATGCTAGAAGAAGAAATGAATAATGAAAAATACATAAAATAAAAAAAATGAAACAAACAGTTAAAACTTTAGATGTGCCATCTTTAAATTCTCAACAAGTAGAATGGATTATTAATTATGCAAATAATAACTTATTGACTAAAGATGGTAGTCCAATTATTGGGTATATTCAAAATATTGCATTTGAATTAGAAGCCAAAAATGAAAAAACATTTCAACAGGAAGAAATTAAAGCTAGTTAAATACTAGCTTTTTTTATCTCCTCTATTACCATATCTGCTGTTATTGACCTTTGACATTCAAAGTCTTTATTTCTTGGACACCAATCCCAATATGGATCTAATTTAATATTAGGATCATTCCAGCATCCATTACATACATCAGGCTTAGTTACTCGGTAGCAATCAAATTCATGGTCTGTTTCGGTAAAATTGGAAATCATGACTACTTTTTGATTTAAAGCCCATGCCAACCAAGATAAACCACTAGATAAACCTATAAATAGTTTGGCTCCTCTAATTACATCCATCGTACTTCTTATGGAAGTATCTTTTATTTTGGTGCAATTCTCAAATGGATTATCCTCTTTTGATACATTGTAAACATCATATCCTAATCCATAAAAGTAGTTTATAACTTTTTGCCATCCTTCTCTAGTCCAAAACTTACATTCCATTGTTGAATTTGTGGCAATTGCAATATATTTTTCACTAGGTATGCCAAATTCATTAGAATGATTTATTCTAGGTCTTAATGGCTTATAATCTAAGCCAAGTATATTAGTAGCAGCCTGTTGAAGTGGTATTGTATTGCATCTCACAGGTTCTTTATTCTCATCCCACTTCCATCCAATCCTATATAAGGCATAACAATTAACAGTGGCACCAGGCTCAACTAACTCCAATTCCGGGTAGTCCAGTATTTTATTCCAAAAACTAGACATTATCACATGGCAATTATGCTTTTCTTGGAACTTTAAGGCATATCCTGCCCATGCAATTGTATCTCCTAGGGATTTACTATCCAATACTATAAAAACCCTCTTATTGGTCAGATTTAGGGTGTTTTTGTAAATCAGATGCCCATCCTGCCAAACTTTAGCTGTCCATGCGGTAAAATATTGCCGGTTTAAGCGTACCCAAGAGTTTGATTTTATTGTGTTTTCGTAAGCAATACTACCTTTTTCATCCAAAAATTGAACTTTAAAGTTGCTATCTGAAATTCCCTTAATTTCTAAAAAGGGATTGTCCACGAAATGTTGCGTAATCTTTACAGATTGTTTTTGTATTGGCAATTTTAATATTTTTTCATATGCTTGTTTATGATTGTAGGCAAATTTTAAACTACTTTCACCTGTTGGTATTTCATATGTTTCTTTAATAACTAAATTTAAATCCCTATCTATTGGATTTATATATTTATGATACATATCACAATATTGAGGAAGGTTCCTAGCTACAATAGGTATTCCATATCCAATAGCTTCTCTTAAAACTAATGGATTACATTCCCAAGTAGAATTAAACATAAATATATTTGCTGTTTCCATCCATGCCCCTACATCCTCTCTTTCGCCTAATACTTTTACATTAGGTGGTAAATCTTTCATTAAAGGCTCCCAATAGTTCCTGAAATTGCCTGCTTGATTCCCAATAAAATAAAATGTAAAATCAGGATATTTTTTAGCTATTTCAATACCTTCTTTCTGATTTTTGCCTTGAGTCCATAATCCAACATTTAAAACAATTTTAGTATTTGGCATCCTAAAACTATCTTTCTTTTCTATAGGATATGTTATAGTTACAAATTTAGATTCCATATCAGCAAATATTTGTTCATGATATGGCGTACAAAAAGCGTACAAATCAGGATGAAATAATTTTTCTTCATCAGGATTAAAAGCAACGTCATGTATTGTTTCTACTATCCTATATTTTCTATTAGGATCATAAAGTTTAGCTATCATTTGTCTATCCAATCTTTCTGATGGTTCGTCTATATGAATGATGTCTGGTTGCCACTGCTCAATTACTTTAAATAACTCCATTTTATCCTCATACAAAGTAGTAAAGTTTTCTCCTAGTAAACTTTTTATAGCATTACGTTGAACCACAAAATCCAAGCTATGGCATTGATATTCAACTACATAATATTCATTATCAGTATATTCTTTAAGACTTTCAATTCTTTTAAGTAAGAATTGTGGTGCGCCTCCGGTACTAAGATGGGGTGCTAGAAATAATATTTTCATTAAATTGATTTAGTTTATTAATATCTTTTTCTCCATGATAGAATAAATGGTTTTGTTCTAATGGAACCTTTTGCCAATCTTTAATAAAATATTCATGGTTTTTATATTCTAAATTTTTATGTAATCCATTAATATAACAATATGGCAATCCTTTTTGTTGATTGTATTTCCAAAGAAGGCAATTAGCTATTGTTTCCTCATTGAAAGGTGCATACCATGCATTGTTTCTCATAATAGATGGGTGTTGACACATCCAAGCCCATTCAGCTAACCAATCAAAACAATTCTGCCCTGCTACAAAATAACCAGTTTGTTTATACATCCCACGATTTTGTTGATTAATACTGAATAATTCACAAGCCGGTGCTTCCAATGTCCCACTTAAATCTTCCCTACTTTCAGCTCCACCACGCCCATTAACTATAAGATATTCATAAATGCCTTCTGTGAAATAAGGATAGCTAGATCCACCATCAAAATAATCAAAAATGTTATCTATTTTATCAGTAGCTATGCTGTCTGTATCAATGTATGAAACTGTTTCAGCATAATGCTCTAAAGCGTGTGCTACTATCTTAGGCCTCTCAATAAGTAGTTTATATATTTGTTTGTCCTCTCTGTTAATATATTCTTTTCTTTTCTTTAAATGTATTACATCACATTGCCATTCAATGGTTTGTGTGTTTTTTACATTTACTTTAACTTTAGAATTAAGCATATAAACGTATATAGGAAGGCTAGAATGATTTCTAATGGAACGACAACAAGCATCCACAAGATCAAGGTAAGACTCATCAGCATAAAGTACAAAAGCTTTTTCATGTTTTATTTTTTTGTTTATGTAATAGCCATAAAAATTATTACCATATAGAAGCTCTAAATCAGGGTACCTTTGCTTCATTATATCTGGCGTTAAATCAGGCTGTAAATGGGTTTCATATTTGTTACCTTCATATTCTTCTTGCTCCATTTGGTATGGTATTGCAACAAGAAACTTCTTTTTAGACATTTCTAAAAAAGTTATAAGCCATTGTCCTTCCATTTCAGATAAATGTTCTAAGACATCACCTAAAATAAAAAAATCATATTTTTTGTAAAAAGCAGCAGGCATGCCGAGTATGTTTTTATTATAAACTACACCATACTTTTTATTTAATTCGTATTTATCTATGTATGGTTTCCATATTTCTACTGCATCCATTTTATAACCATACCCACTCAATAAATCACTATAAGTACCACATCCAGCTCCAACATCTAATATTTTAGCATCTAATGGCACATGATTCAAAAGCCAATTCCTTACAGAATCTTTGTATAACGGGTAACTTGTCGGCATAAATTATTTATTTTTAATATCTTTCAAAAAGGAATTTACCAACAAATGGATGAATTTTAAACATTCCATAATTCACAGCAATTCCTTGATTACAAGAAATTACTAATTTGTGAAAACCTTTTAATTTTTCTCTAAATTCTTCTATATTATCATTCCCTTTATAATCTTTACATGTATTACAACAAGGCATAAGATTATCATATTCCATTGATTCGGGCATCATTTGATCAACTTGCATATCATTTATTGTAATTCTTTGTCCACAATAAGCACAAAGACCATGGTATTTTTCGTATATTTTTTCTATGTTCATAGGTTATTTGTTTTGGTTATAAGTTTGGTTGTAGTATTGTTCTGCACTAACCCAATCATGCGTAATTGATATATCATCTGAATCTTGAATATTTCTTGCTGATTTAAAAGCATCTATTAT